GGTCTTATCTCTGTTTGGTTTGGAAGCCAAGCGTATACTTCAAAGAAAAGTAGCGAGAAATAACATGACTGTAGACGTTAAAGATCTGTATGAAGAGATTTCGGCTGATGAAGGAAAAGTCCTTCACGCCTACCTTTGCAGTGAGTTACATGCAACTATCGGAATTGGTCACAAAATATTAGATACTGATCCAGAGAAAGGCTTAGATATTTTTGGCATAAATTGGGAAGAAGTCCCTGATGAACAGTACATCACAGAAGACCGCTGCTACATATTGTTCCAAGAAGACGTTCAAGTTGCTATTGGCGGTTGTATAAATATCTACGATAGCTGGGAAGATCTACCTCAAGAGATGCAGCACGTTCTAATTAACATGTGTTTTCAGTTAGGCCAGCGCGGGTTAAGTAACTTTAAAAACTTCAAAGCTGCTGTTGAAGACCAAAACTGGACTCTTGCAGCAGTGGAGATGATGGACAGTAGGTGGTCTGGTCAAACGCCAGAACGAGCTTTACGGTTAAGCAGAAGAGTCGCGGCACTCTCAGGTACATAGAATGACCTTACAAAAACTAGCATTAAAGCCGGGAGTTAACCGGGAAAACACTCGATACACTAGCGAAGGTGGCTGGTATGAGTGCGATAAAATACGGTTTAGGCAAGGAACTCCTGAGAAGATAGGTGGTTGGAACCGTATATCTAGCACTACTTTCTTAGGTGTTTGCCGCTCTTTGTGGAACTGGGTAACTCTTGGGAGTTTAAGTCTCACTGGAGTAGGTACTCACCTTAAGTTCTACATTGAGGGGGGTGGCGTTTACAACGACATTACGCCTATTAGAGCTACAGTTACCCTTACTAACCCTTTTACTACTACGACTAGCAGCCCACGGATCGTTACGGTTGTAGACTCTAATGGAGGATTTGTTTCCGGGGATTTTGTAACTTTTTCCGGGGGTAATGCTGTAGGTGGAGTAACTATCGTAGGTGAATTTCAAATTACCCTAAAAACACCTACTAGCTATACTATAGGGATAGCCACTAATGCTACTTCAGCCCAAACGGGAGGGGGTACTGTTACCGCAGCCTACCAGATAAATACTGGGGAAAGTTTTGTGGTACCCACAACAGGATGGGGTGCTGCTGCATGGAGCGGTGGGGCATGGGGCACTGGTGCAAACACAGTCCAGCTTATACGGTTGTGGTCGCAGAACAACTTTGGGGAAGACCTCATATTTGGCCCAAGAGGAGGGCCGATATACTTATGGGATGCGTCAGGAGGAGTTGGTGCTAGAGGTGTAGCATTGGCTGGTACTAACGTACCCTTAGTGCAGAACGCTATGCTTGTATCTGATATAAGCCGATTTGTATTTGCTTTTGGGTGTAATACGCTTGGAACGTCTGTTAAAAATCCAATGCTTGTACGGTGGTCAGATCAAGAAGACGCTACGCAATGGACTCCATTAGCTACTAATCAAGCGGGTAGTTTAATACTTTCTAATGGTTCTGAGATTGTAGCTGCCCATCAAGCAAGGCAGGAAGTGCTAGTTTGGTCAGATGCAGCACTGTATTCATTACAGTACGTTGGTGCCCCTGTAGTGTGGGGAGCGCAGCTTGTTGGAGAGAATACCTCTATCATCTCCCCTAACGCGGTAGCTTATGCGAATGGGGTAGCCTACTGGATGGGCCAAGATAAATTCTATGTCTATGAGGGTGCGACTAAACCGCTAACTTGTGACCTACGTAAATTTATATTTAACGACCTCAACCCAGCCCAATACGACCAAATACTCGCTGGAACTCTAGAGGCTTACCATGAGGTATGGTGGTTTTACTGCTCTACTAATTCAACCGTAATTGACCGCTATGTGGTGTACAACTACTTAGATAGTATTTGGTACTACGGTACTATGGGGCGTACCGCTTGGATAGACTCAGGCTTGAGAGACTTTCCATTGGCAGCTACCTACGAAAACAACTTAGTTAACCATGAAGAAGGCGTTGATAATAACGAGCTAGGGGAAAATACTGCCATAGCTGCCTTTGCAGAAACTGCAGAGTTTGACTTAGACGATGGACACCAATTTAGCTTTATATGGCGGGTGCTACCGGATATTACTTTTGATGGGTCTACTATAGATAGCCCTACTGCTACTATGACACTACTACCCATGCAAAACTCTGGATCTGGGTACAATTCTCCAGCTTCAGTAGGGGGCACAAATGCAGGTACAGTTACTCGTTCTTCAGTTTTACCTATAGAAAAGTTTACAGGGCAACTTAACACTAGGGTACGAGGCCGTCAGATGGTAATGAAAATTGAGTCTACTGCGGCGGGGGTGGCTTGGCAGTTAGGTACCCCTAGATTAGATCTTCGACCTGATGGGAGACGGTAATGCCAGTAGATAACACAGATTACAACATAGCTTTTAGGGCACCTGCACTACCTATACCACCCGCTGAGTACAGCCAACAGCACTCTGATAAATTAAACAACGTGTTACGGCTGTACTTTAACCAGCTAGACCAAGCACTTCGTAGTTCTAGGTCAACAGATCAAAGTGAATCTGTAGCGTGGTTTATGGGCTAATGGCTAATACTTACGTCAATGCAAAAGTAGATCTAACAGGTACAGGTGTTACTGTACTGTACACTTGTGCAGCACTAACTACAGGTATAGTAAGGTCGATACTTGTATCTGAAGATTCTGGTAACGCAGACACTATAACTGTGACCCTCACTACGGCTGCTGGCGCAGTGTTCAGTCTGTTCAAAACAAAAGCCGTTGGCGCTAATGCCACAATAGAATTACTAACTGAACCACTAGTAGTGCAGACGGGAGAAATACTAAAGGTAACTGCAGCCGCAGCTAACCGACTACATGTGGTCGCTAGTATCTTGGAGATTACGTAATGGCATTTGACTATTTAAATCTACCTCCTTATATACAAGAGATGATTGATAATGGCGGTATAATGTCGTTAACAGATATGGGGGGCCAAGATAGTCCTCCAACTCGACCCGTTTGGCCTGAACCGGGGTCTACACACCCACAAACAGGTGAAACCCTAGAAGCGTATAACGCAAGAACTATGGGAGACTTCATGTCCCCGCCTCTCACTGTTGAGGGTACACCTAATTTTAACCCAAGAGATCCTTCAGGGTTAGGGAATGCTGCTGGAGATGTTGGGTTTTCGGGGACAAGGACTAGTGCAGAAGGGTTCAGTGATACCCTTTCTGAAAGTCCCGCAGATCGTTTCAGACAGGGGCATGGGAACCCAACGGGGCGACCGCCGCGAGATATACTTGACGAGCTACCCGCGCCGGGAGACTCAAGGGGAGGTGGCCCTAGAGTTATATCCGATGCAGGTGATTATCGGAATCGCCCCGACCCTAACCAAGTAGGAATGGTTGGGCATGGAGATCCTGACCCACAACCAAAATTTCGTAAGATGTTTGCTGCCGCAGATACCCCAGAAAAACTTGATTACGCGCTAAAAAACTTAGGATCAATGTTAAACCTTGAAGGTGCCGCTTTATCAGATGGTGCGCAGGGGTTTATTGATAACTTTGGTATTCCGATGACGGTTACTGAGTTACGAGCGTATTTAGGTTTTGACGCTGAAGGAAATAAACTTACAGAAACTCCCGAAGAAGAAACTCCTGTTGTAGAAGAAACCCCTGCAGGATACGAAGGCCGGTTTTCAGGTGATACACCATTCTTTACAATTGGTGCAGTAAATGACGGTGACCCAAACTATAACCCTGACGATATGACTGATGCAGACCTTGAACATATAGGGTTAACCCGTGATCAAGCTAAGTACATATACTTAAATACTGGTGGGTATGAAATTGATGAAGACGGAAACATAACTCTAGTTTCCCCAGAAGATGCTAAAAAGTACATGGATCAGCGTAGGGTAGATGGTACAGGTACAGAAGATGACCCCTATAAAAATAGAGCCATAGAAGATGAATGGTTTCCCGGTGATGAAGGGGGTTGGCATAGAGGGGGAGAATCTAGGCAAGACCAGATAGATGACTTTGAGAAAGGGGAAGATATTGTAATCTGCACCGATGAAGGGTGTTACTTAGTTAATAAAGAAACACATACTATGAACACCGAACCTTCCATGTCTAGTACACGGGGGGATTGGGTAGATTTTATACCTATAGAGGACACTTACGATACTGAGAAAAGAGCAGGAGGAAATAGCAACGAAGGTGAGGACGGCGCGGCTGCAGAGGGCGGCGCAGAACCCGGAGGAGACGGTACACCCGGAGGAGACGGTACACCCGGAGGAGACGGTACACCCGGAGGAGACGGTACACCCGGAGGAGACGGTACACCCGGAGGAGACGGTACACCCGGAGGAGACGGT